GATAGTGATATTTCATTTACACCAGATACACTTAAAAAACTTTTAAGTCATAATAAAGATATGGTATCTGGCCTTTATATACAAAGAAAACAAAACGAACATATATTAGAAGTTTATGAACCTAACGATAGAGGTGGTTGTTCAAATATACCATTTGAAAAAATAAAGAATATTCCATTAGTAGAATTGGTAGCTTGTGGTATGGGTTGTGTATTAATTAAAGGAGAAGTTTTTAGATCAATACCTTATCCTCATTTTGTTTATCATTCAGCAATAGATCATAAAAATACAATATCGGAAGATGTTGATTTTTGTAGAAAAGTTAAAGCAAAAGGTTTTGGAATATTTGCTGATACAACAGTACATTGTGAACATATAGGTAATACAATTTTTAAAGTAGAAAGTACACCCAATACATCAACTGTAAATAAAAAAGAAATTAATATACCTGATAGATTAAAAGATTTATCAACCAAAAGATTGTTACCTCAAATACACGTAGATTATTTAAAAAGTTTAAACATATCACCTAAAGTAATTTACGATATAGGTGCTTGTGTTCTACATTGGACAAGTGAAGCTAAAACAATATGGCCAAATGCTGAGTATGTTGTTTTTGAAGCTATGTCTGAGTGTGAATTTTTATATAAAGAAAACAATTTACAATACCATATAGGTGTACTAAGTGATGTGAATGATAAAAAAGTTAATTTTTACAAAAATACTTATCATCCTGGCGGAAATAGTTATTATAAAGAAAATGAACAAATCAGTTCTGAATCTAATAGATTGTATAATGAAAGTAATAAAAAATTATATAAAACTAAAACTTTAGATAGTATTATAAGTTCAAGAAATCTGCCTATGCCAGATCTAATAAAAATAGATGTACAAGGTGCTGAATTAGATGTACTAAAAGGATCTAAAGAAGCTTTAAAACATTGTAAAGATTTAATACTAGAATTACAAATAGTAGAATATAACAAAGGAGCACCTTTAAGAGATGAAGTAATTAAGTATGTTGAGAATTTAGGTTTTAGATTAATTTCAGGACCTTTTTGTGATAATGGCCCAGACGGAGATTATCATTTTTCAAAAAACAATATTGAAATAAAAATACCTACAAATAAATTTTTTGATTAAGGAGTATAAGAAGAAACTACGCCAGGATAAACAGTAATAATACCTTCAACCACACGTGTTACTGTACTGTCGGATGTTTTTGTTATTTCAACATCATATACCCAACGGCCATCTTCTAACAAAGCAGTTGTAGCTGGTTCTAAAGCAATAGTTACAATTCCATCAGCTTGATAGACAGTAATATCAAAATATACTCTATCGTAAGTGCTAGAGTATCCTTTTGACATTTTACCTTGAGCTGTATATCCCGTTAAATTAAAAGCCGTACCATCATCATTCTGTACTAATACATCACTTGTAAATGTGGCACCTGCGTCTAAAGATAAATTTGCTATACCTGCCATTTTTTATTCTTTTATTTCTTCTTTTGGTTCTTCTAATTTTTTTAATTCTTCATTAATTTTAGCATTATAATAGTTTGTAAGAACATCAACTTTTTCAAGTTCCATAATCATGCGAACTCTACTGTTTTGTATTTCTTGTCTAGCTATAATGTAATTTTTTAATATGTCGTCAAACTTAGTTTCGTCATATTCTTTACCGTTTATATTAATTGTCATATCATTTACCTTTGTGTTATTATATTAACTATTTATATACTATTCAAACTTAAATTTAAAACTAAATGTATATCTGTTTTTAGTATAATCATTAGCAATTGTTTTATGTCTCATTAATGGATTGTAGTTATTAATGCAAACAAAAGTGCCATCAGTAGGATAGTGTTGATGTATTTCTTTAACGGTTTCATCTTCTTGTTCTTTACCAAAACACACTTGGCCATTCCATTCTGGTTTCCATTCCGTATAGTCATTAAAATACATCAATACAATCATATTACAACAGTCGTCAGAATCGTTATGCCAAGGCAAATCTTCAGTGCCATTCCATAATCCATATGTAAATGATTTAATACTTCTTAACCAAGTATTTTGTGTCATTCCATCTTTAATTAAACTTAATTTTAATGGATCAAAGAAAGGCATATCCAATACTTTAATCGCTAACTCTTTTACACTATCAGGCGCATTGTTAAAACAATACATATCTCTTAATTGTTCTTCATAAGGAAAATCATTTACAGTATAAACTTTTTTATTATTAGGAGATATAATATTAGTTAAAGTATCTAAAGGCATTTGAGACCAAGAAGCGGCAATAGGCCCTTTTTTAAGATTTTCTTCTGTAAGATTTTGATTTGTTTTATTTTCTATTGTCTTTTGATTTTCTTCAATAAAATTTTTAAAAGTAGTTTCAGCAATAATTTGTTTAGCATCTTCCGTTAAATCATTCGGCAATATACCAACGTTAAATCCTACTTCAAAAAATTTATATACATCAAATTGGTAATCAAAATTTAAATTCATATATTAATGTACCTTAAATTTAATGTTAAAAGTAAATCTATTTTTAGTAAGATCATTTTGTTCTACTCTATGTTTAAACAAAGGATTATAATTATTAATACAAACAAATGTACCATCAACTGGATAATGTTGATGTATTTCTTGTATTGTATTATTTTCCTGTTCTTTACCAAAACATACTTGGCCTTTCCATTCAGGTTTCCATTCCGTATAGTCATTAAAATATAATAACATCACCATATAACTACTATCATAATTGTCATTATGCCAAGGTAAATTTTCTGTTCCATTCCATAAACTGTACGTGAAAGGTCTAATGGATCTTAACCAAGAAGTATCTTTATGTTGATCTTTTACTAAACTCTTTTTTAATGGATCAAAAAATTTTAATGAGGATATTTCATTTGCAAAATTTTTAATGTAATAAGGCGCATTATTAAAACAATATAAATCTTTTAAATTTTCTTCATATCCAAATTCACCAAGACCATGATTTTCTAAATTTAAACCTTCAGGTATTAAAGTCCAATCTGCTGAATATGGAGGAGGAGCATTAGTTCTAAATTTTGTTCTTTTAACTATTGCTTTAGCATGTTCTATATATTCAGAAGGAAGTATTCCTATGTTAAATCCCACCTCGTGAAATTTATGTACGTCAAATTGGTAATCAAAATTAAGATTCATCTATTAAAAATTCTTTCTTATAATATTCTTTTATATCGGGAACTATACCTTTAGTTTCATTTAAGGGCATAACTTTATTCAATATACTGTCATAAGTATTTATATCTTCATCATAAATCTTAAAATAAGGATCATTTCCATACAAAAGATCGCCGTCATTCAATAATTCATAAAAATCTTCACCAAAATCTTTTGACAACCAATAGGCATAACATATAGCTACTACATAACTTTTAGAAGGATATATAAAAGGCATATCTTTACTATAAAAATATTTTACAGCATTTTCAACCACATCATTAGAAAATTCTACTGGTATTTTATTAAGATCATCAGTATGATCTGTAACCATTCTATGATATAATTCTTGTCTAATTTTCCATTCTTTTTTCATAATAATCTAATAATCCTTTATATCCGTTGCAACCATTATCTAAGTCTTTTACATAACGATAATGTTCCGTTAAACAATGCCCGTAATATTTACATTTTCTACATATATCAGAAACATTATTAATAGGTTCCTGTTCGGCCCACTTTACATACTCTTTAATAGAATTTAATTCTAAAAAATATTCCTTATCATTTTTATCAAACTCCAACACAGCAAAATTACCATTTGGTGTTATATAAACGTGATTGTTTGAAAATGCGTTATATTCCTTTTTCAAACTTCTAATTATATTACCTTCATTTATAAAATCAAATCTTTTTTTTACAGGACTTTCAATCCATTTTTGTACAAACAACTCAAAATCTTTATGAGTAACTGGTTGAGAATTGGCTTGATTTATAGAATATGGTTTAATCTCTACACTTTCTATACTAGAACATAAATTCATTTTTTGTATCATATCATCTATATTCATCTCTAATACTTTTTGACTAGCGAGTATTAATACAGCAATTGGTACAGGACTATGAAACATATTATTGTAAACCAAATCAGATTTTTCTCTGGCTTCAAAATCGTAACTTACACCTAAATAAAAATCAGATTGAAAGAAACCATCATGTAACATTGAAAGATTCGTTATTATATTAATTTTGTCCTTATAGTATTTTCTTATAACATCTTTTAATCCATAAAAGTAATCTTTTTTTAACGCACCTATTTCACCACCGTACAAATCTACCCAATCAATCTTTCTAATTTTACTAATTTCTTTAAGTCTTTGATCGAGTATTTTTAGTGGTATTTTTTTTTGATCTCCCAATTGTTCAGTAGTAAGATAACAAAAGTTACATCTAAAGTTACAAAAGTAACTAGGATTGATCGATACTGTTATTGGTTTCATTTATTTAAATTAAAGTAAAAAGACGCTTGTATTCTTTGTCTATGTGTTTTACCAGCCCTATGTTTAAATTTTTTATCATTGTTGACTAATACTAAAGAACCTACACTTGGATAAAATGTCCAAACCTTATTATCTGTTTTAAATTCTATTTCTCCTTCTTTATATTTTTTCATTTCTGAGAAATATAATATAAAAAAGAAATCACATTCTTCTATATCATTATGCCATTCACTAGCTTTTGTATAAATGCCTTCCCACATTTGATGATCTCCCATAACATGTTCACCAAACATAGGTTGCACTATTTCATCTGAAATATTAAAATGTATGGCCATTAAGGCCTTATCTAATTGTTTAGTATCTCCAGTAGGATGATAGTCATTATCAGTACCTGGAAAATTCCATTCAATAGTATCGAGATTTACAAGATCAATATATTTTTTACCTTTAAATACTGTAAATCCTTTTGTAAAAAAATTAGATTTATGTTGTTCAATATTAGTCATTTTTTAAAAATAAATCTACAGGCACAGCAAGTCTTATTTTTCCTAAAAATGTTTCTACATTATGATAGGCGAAACTAGGAAATATGACTATATCACCAGATTTAGGAACAAATCTTATCGGATTAAACCATTGATTAAACTCTGAAGTATATCCTCTATTTGCGTTATGCCTAGGATCGTGTATTACTAATCCGCCTCCTTGATTTTGTTCTTCACATAACAAATAAAACACAGCACTTAAATGAGACCCAGAATGATTATGTTTAGGCATAGAATAAGATGATTTATTACCTGTTATCCAAGCTTTTGTATGAAAATTTTTTTCAATATTGAGATTTTGTAATTTTATATATTTTTCAAAAGAAGGTATAACAATTTTTTCTTTAAATGTATTGAAATGTTTATCATTAAATAAATTTCCATCCAATATGTCTAATGAAATTTTTAAATCTTCAGAATTATAATTAGAAAAAATATGATTTATAATATCATTTAATATACCTTTATCGGTAATCGTATCTTTTAATATCGGTGTAGGCCAACAATAATTTATACCTTCATTCATAATACACTTTCATTTATATAAGGTGTTACTTCTATATTTAGTCCGTTAGATTTAAGTATATCTGGCGCAATAGATTTCATTAACTTACAATGTTCTTCTACCATATCATGTTGTTTTAAATCTTTAACTGTCTTTCGACAACCATTACATATCTCAAACATAGGACAAGTAAAACAGGCCTTCTTCATACTAATAAGATTAATATCATCTTGTAATGGTGTAAAAAACTCACCTTCCATTTCTTTATCAAAATCTATTGATTTATCTTTATCATCACCAAACGAACCACAAGAATAATAATCGCCACTAGGATTTAATGCACGAATACCACTATCACATTTACGATTTTGAGGACATGATGTTCTTCCTCCAGTTAATCTTTGTATCATTTGTTTTGTATTAAATTCCCAAGGCGTAAGTCCACGTTTCCATATTTCTACATAGATTTGATATATTTTACTTAGTAAATAAGGTTTGCCTTGTTCACCACTCGCCATTGCATAGTTTAATTTACACTCCACACCGGTTTTACTATGACGTGTAAAGTTATGTAATGTGCCATCAGGCACAACATCTTCACTCATACGCTTTGCTAGTTCCACATTTTTAATAGCATATTTTTCATTTTCAGGAACAATAACAGATATAAAATCTGGTCTATAACCACAATGTTTCAACATTGCGTCTGAACATTTCCAAAAATCTTCTTCTGTAAATTCTGTCAAATCACCTTTAAGACGGCCACCGCCATATTGAAACGAAGTAGTTATACCCACTCTTTCATTATTAAATAGATCAACCCACTTCTCTGGTTTCTTATAAAACGGCCATAAATTTGTAGTCAATGCAATAGATGTATCATAATCATGTTCATCTAACCATCTAATAATCTTCCAATAGTATTCAGGTTCCATCATTAAAGGATCTCCACCATTAACTATAATAGTTTTTGTTTCAGGAAAACGTTTTAAAAATGAAAATATATAATCGTGTGATAACTCATCTTTTCTATTTTTGGATATCTTTGTACTAGAACAAAAAGTACATTTAAAGTTACATAACTCGGTAGGTTTAATTATTAAATCCATTAGTTCAGCCTTTTAAATAATTCACTTATTATAATATGTTTATTATTAGAAATAATTTCATTGAATACATCTATTCTCAATTTACCATTTATTTTTTTAATACTTTTAGGTTCAGTGTCAATATCAAACAAATCAATTATGTAGTTATGTATATCATCAAATTCGGGCAACATTCTTAGTATCTTATAACATTCTTTACCAAAATCGCTTGGACATATTTGATTTTCATATAAAGGATAAATCAATTCTAATAATATATTACACGCTTGATTCATAAACCACATTTCGTACATATCTTCTTTAGTAAAACTATAACAGCTTTGTATAGTATAAAAATGATTTTTTTTTGTTTTATATAAACTATAAAGATTATCTACACCATCTTCGTCAATTAAATCTGTATAAACTTTTACCGGTTGAATTTTATATTCATCTAAGTATTCTTTTTTACTTAAAACACTATCTGGTAAAATCATATAATCATGTCTATTATGACTAAATGCTTTAAAGTTCCATATTAATTCCATTTCATCATAGAAATCGTTTAATGTAGAACCTGGCATTCCTAATATCAATTCTAATGCAGGAACAGGATAGCCTTTTTCTCTACATTGCTTTTCTATATGTTTACTTAACTCAATTTTATCTTCTGACGTTAAATCAACTCTTTTAGATACTTTCATTGCTTCATCTGATATACTTTGAATCGCAACAGTAGGCACAATCGAAATAGAATTTTCACCGGCATCTTTATCCCACCACTCAAAGTTTTTAACTTGTTTTGCGGTTTTACTTTCTTTTTTAGGACCTACTATTTCAAACCAACAATCAACTAAACGTTTTCTTCTAGTCAAATCTTTAGACTTCATAGTAGATATGTCTGTAAGATTTACTCCTTGCTCCCACGCAAATTTAAATATCTCTAAATCTCTTTCTTCAAAAGCACCAAAGTTTGCATCAGTTAAAAACGCACTTGTATATCCCGCACTTTTCATAGCAGAAATATCTTTCTTTGCAATTTCTATTTTCTTTGTTATAATTTTTGTTTCTAATCCCCCACCCCATTCACAATATACACATTTATATGGGCAACCTCTTGTAGTTTCTAATACTATAAAAGATTCCATTTTATTTTGTTTAGAATAATCGCATATTTTTTTTAAATAATCAAAATGTTCTTCATATATCGAATAATCAGGCAAACCACATTTAGTTTGTTTTTTACTATTCATTTCCCAACTAATATCTTTTTTGTTAACTTTTCCATTGTTGTCTATATAAGAATTTAAAAAATCTTCTATAAAAACTTCACCTGGTTTTGTGGGTTGGCATATAAAATCGTAATTTGTTCTTGTTTTAAAAAACTCAGAATCGTTTGTACCTATATGAGGTCCACCTAAAATACATATTGCATTTTTGTTTACTTTCTTAACATGTTCGGCAAATAAATCACATAGATCATAATTCCAAACATAACTACTAATTAAATAGATATCGGCATCAGGTATCTCATTGTAAATTTCTTCTATACTTTTATATTGATTAAATTTATATGGAGCTTCCAACCATTCAAATCTATCATAGTATTTGCCAAATCTTTTATAATGACTTTGCATCATTAAATAAGTGGCACTGTTTGCAAGACACCAATCAGCGTGTGGAGGATTCACAAATCCAATTTTACTTTTTTGAATCAGCATACCTAAATGTTTCCTTAAACACACATTCGTTCATATCATGTTCAATAAATTTAAAATCTTGTTTTATAAAGCAAGTAAAAGGACATCTTTGAAAAAACTCACATTCAAAACAATTATATTTTTTCATAAAATTTTCAATAATTTTAGTGCCACCTAAATCTTTTGTATTTGAATCTTTTAATAACACCGCACCAGAACAGCCTCTAGGTATGTTACCATCTGGCATTATTGTTAAACTGTTGCCTTTAGTACAACCCATTTTATTATTTGTTTTGCCATTTAAGAATGGTTCTATGTTTAACATTTTAGGATATTTGTCAACACATAGTTTATAGAATTTAAATGTTTCCGATTCAGCAGGCATCATAAAGACATTGGTTTTTCTAGTTACACTTGGCAATAAAGAATCAAAATGTATTTCAAAATTATTATATAGATAATCAAAGTATTCATCACCAGCAACTATCTTTTCAATGTTTTGTTTAGTTAAAACACAACTTATCATTTTAATATGTGGTTTAAGAATATCTATATTTTTTTTAAAAGTCTCTAGTGTAGGTGTATTAAATCTACCCACAATATCATAAGAAACTGATAATATAATATTATTTTTTTTAATAAAATCTATAACTAAATCTGTTTTATCAAATACAAGATTAGTAACAAAATTAAATACGACTGTTTTATCTGAAGAAACTTTTTGTTTAACCTGTTCTATTAATTTAGAGTATATATCTAAGAAGCCTTTATCTGTCCAAGTATCTTGTAATAATTCACCACCCATAGTGTTTATTATAAAATGTTTTGATCTATCGTTTCGTTTAATATAAGTAGTTATTGTTGAAACTTTATTTAAGATTTCTTCTTCTGAAGCGCCCAATATACTTGAATGATCTTGTGGGCAAAAAGCACATGATAAATTGCAATGTTCAAATAAACATAAAACGATTTCGGACCAATCTATAACTTTATTATCTATTACTTTGTAGAATGATATATCTTCTCGCATTTTCACCTTTATAAAACATATGGAGCCAGTGCCTGTTTGTTATCCGAATTAAATTCATTAAAAATATGTTGTATAAAATATGTGTTAATGGTTGGAAAATTTGTTCCATAAAATGTTCCTGTATTAAAAGAACTATCTTGTGAACTTTGATGATTTATAATATCATCTAATTGTTTATCAGTAAATTGAGAATTTCTAAGTAATGGTAAAATATCTATTAAATAACTCCATTCAACTTCAGATACACCTAAAGAAACTAAAAATTGTCTGATATTTTCTATATGTTGATCCGTGATATTAGCAAAATTAATTAATGATTTAGAACCTGTAGTTAAACAAACATCATAAGTTGCGTAATCTAAGTTATTCAATAAAAAAACACTTGAATTATTATAAAAAGTTTGTACTATAGGGTGTTTATTTTTAAGAACATCTAAACAATTATTCATAGAATATGTTTGTGTAATACCAATTTTAGTTAAAAAATTTTTATTTAACAAATGATATGTAAATAACTCTCTAATATTATACAACCATTTAGATATTTCTATTTTTACCAAAGGAATTAATGAACTTTTTAAGTTATTTTTTTTAGAACCATTATAAAGATAAGAAGTTAATAAAAATTCCACACTAAAACTTGAAATATTATTATTTACAAAACTTTGATATTCCTGTCTGTTTATTTCTAAGTCATCATATTCAGATTGTAATTTTTCAGAATCAAATAATATATCGTTATTTTTATTTTTATCAACCATGTTCCAATAACTTGATATTTTTAAAAAATTTTTATAATCAAAATTTAGTTTTACAAGACTTACAATATCATTTGTAGTTGCATTAGGTAATATAATTTTATACCATAAACTTAATATTTTGTAATAACTATCTTTATCAGCATAGATATAAACAGGTTTATCAGTTTCGATAGTTTTATCATTAACTTTATTAAGCAAATCTTTAAAAGAATTTACATTATTTAAATTATTTAAATTTTTACCATAAGTTATAAGTCTTCCGCCTGAAATTTTTTCTATTTCACTCCAATTTTGAACACCATTTAATTCAGATACAACCACCCTATCGTAATTATAATCTATATTAGCGTCATGTTCTAAATAAACTTTTCTAAATAGATGTAACATTTTTTATTAATTCCTTATCTTGTTCTTTTGCTGTTATATAATCTTTATTTTTACCTTGAGATACTGCTAATGTTAATAAAAACATCGGATTATTTAGATTACCCCAAAAACTAAACAAATTTTTACCTCTGAACATATAATCATCAAAATAATGAGTGTAAAAGTTTACATTTTCATTTAATTTATTGTAAAACGAATAAAATCTTTCGTGTTTTAATAGGCTTAAGAAATTAACACCTGTTAAATCTTTAGTATCATTCTTTGGAAAAGTTTTCGCATAATCTCTTAATAAATCAGAATTTACAATGTAAGCATTGAATATTGTTAAACTGTCTAATTTATCAGACCATTTAGAAATAATTTCTTTGTTTTGTTCAATAAAATCTTTATAATTATTTTCTTTAACTAAACCTTTGTATTGTAATAAAACATTAATAGCAATATTTTCCAATGAATTAATATTCACTAAAGAAATACTATTAAAATAATCTTTAACTAATTCTAAATCCGGTTCTTTTATATCTACAGGTAAATCCAAATTACTTAAATATGTTAACAATTTTGATCCTTTCATTTCGCTTTTAGAATAATCAATTATATAAAAAGTGTCTTTATTTGTAAAATATTTTTTTAAATCTTCTATTGATATTGGTGCCGTTGTTTCAATTATTTTCATTATCTTCTTCCTCTGTTGCTGTGGCACGAACTATGGCAACTTGAATGACATACGTCCACTTGTATTGTTTGTGTATTAGCGGATTGAGTGCTATATTCTGTTTGTAGATTTGTAAAAAATGTTTCTAAACCTGATGCTGTTATTGTGTTGCCCGAAACAACATTACTAAAATTAACAGAATTTAAAGTTTGTCTATATGTAATATTTAAATTTGATTTACTGGTCGCATCAAAAATTACTCCTGGAGAACCATAACTTCCTGTATTTCCTCCTCCACCTGTAACGTTTAATACTGCTTTTAAATTTCTTATGTTAGTATAAAGAGCCGTTTCTGTAAGTAAAGCATTTATAATACTAGAAGCTGTAATAGTATTTCCTGTAGAACCTATAGAAGAACCTGTGGCTGTTATTGTAGTTCCAGCAGTTGTGCCTGCAAACGTGGCATCAGGCATTTCTGTAAAAGGTTTACTATTTGTTCCCCAAATAATAGTTGAGTTTGCTGTATCTGTTACAAAATCTTTAAATCTATCCACAATATTTTGTGGTGTAATTGGATTATTTAACGTTGTCATATTTTATATTACTTTTTAATTCCTTCATTAAACTCTTAGGTGCGCCACATATATCACCTTGCCAAGCAAGTTGGTGACAATCACCTCCACAAAACTCAAAAACCTCGCAAGAAAAACATATAGGATTTCTTGAACGCTCACAAGCAATGTTTTCTATTCTAACTGGACTATTTATAACGGTTTGTATATCGTCATTTATAGTGCCAAACGAGAACTCCGGTGCAGAATTAGGGCATCCTGATATTGTACCATCTGCGTTTATTGTAAATATCTTTTGTTCACAGTCTCTACAAAATGTACCGCCTTTTAAAAAACCTGTTTCAAATTTACTGTATATGACTTCTAATGTTTCGTTATCAAACCAACTCCTACAATCAAACTGTTTAGACTGGTGGTGCATTTTTAAAAACCATTTATCTTGTTCTATATTATCAGGAAATATCTCAGGATGTAGTTTCGCATTACCATTTCCTGTTAATCTTTCGAATGATATCTCTTGTACGCCCAACTCTTTAATCCACTTTAATAATTCAATTGGTTCCATTGCTATAGTATCTTTAGTTACACTAATAAACAATTTAATTGTAACACCTCTATTCAATAAATCTTTTACGTTTTTTTCCCATAAGTTGTATTGAGCATCATTTTCAAATCGTATTTTAGGATCCCAACTTGTGCCCATACGATTGTTCAAAGGACCTTTTATAAATTCATAGTGTTCATCTTTTAATTTTAAAACAAGATTTGAAGTTATACCCCAAGACATATTAGGCCACAAGTCTTTACATTCTTCATATACTTTATTCATATGAGATATAGGCGCTAAAAATGGTTCGCCTCCATGAAATTCTAAATGTATAGTATCTTCATTTTTATTAAAATATTGTCTAAATCTTTTTATAAAATCTATTGTTTTGAAATGATCAAAGTAAATCTTTTTACCGTTTATACCGCTAGTAAAACAGTGTTTACAATTCAATTGACAAGTTTCAGTTGTCTTTAAATAAAACATCCAATTCATTAATTAAATCCTATACTTAATGCCCAAGTGTTTGGTAAACTATCAACCTTGTGTTTTAATCCTTTTGGTATAAAAACAGCTTGTTCTTCTTTTACCAAAACTGGATGTTTATCTATATAAATTTTCTTTGATCCCTTTACAATATATAAAAGAACATTTGTATCGTCCTCATGTTCTGGAAAAGAAAATCCACCATATTGATTATAAAATAAATGAACACTGTTTACTTTATGATTTAAATTAAAATCTTTTAATATCTTTAAATGAAATGTTTTATCTTCTAAACCTTCAATTTTTATGTGAGGTATATCTTTATATGTTTTAATCCAATTACCATAAGTTATTTGATCTTTAACTTTATAGTCTTTGCCTTTTTCGTCTATATAAATTATTTGATTGTTTTCGTACCTAGAAAAAGAAACCATCTCATCATTTAAAACTTTAATCATACTGTAATATTTAGTACAGTAAAATTATAGTATAATTGCCTCTATTAGGCCTTTTTCATTATCTTCCAATGCGATAGCAAATACTTTAGTAAATTGTTCACTAATAGTTGTAGCAAAACCACCATTACCGGCAACTAACTCATCACCTTTTTTAATAGTGCCCACAACTTTTACTTTAACACGTCCTTTTAATGCAATTGGTTGTCCTTTAGCTTGAGAGTTCATTAAAAAAGCAGGTCTATTAGATATAACACCTAAAGCTCTTTTACCAACAAAACACTCAGTAACTTCTTTTTCTCCACCCACCATTACGACAGTACCAACATCATAAAGTTTGTCAGTTTCATAAATCTCAGCTAAATCGGCATATTGCGCCTGCGTAGCTGTTGTAGATAATATATTTGTTGATGGATTGTATGATAAACTTGTATCTGTTTCTAAACTTTGATTACCTGTAGCTGTGTCAGAAAAAGTTAAATAAACTGTTTCATTATTTGTATTATTAGCACTTAATGTAACAGCAGTAGCTATTGAAGCTATACCTGTAAAATTAGTAGCAGTTACGTTACCAAAAGTTACGTTATCAGAAGATACATTTAATTTAGCACCTCTAATTGTGTTATCGGCAATATCACCATTTACGATTGTGCCATCAGCAATCATTGTACTTGTAACCGTACCTGTGTCTCCTGTAGTAACTATTGTTCCTGTTATGTTTGGTATTGTAATAGTTCTATCTGCTGTTGGATCAACAACAACTAAAGTTGTTTCAAAATTGTCAGCTGTAGAACCTTCAAATTGAATTCCTGCTGAACCTGTTAAAATTAAATCTGTACCTTGAATTGTAGAAGAACCTGTAATAGTAGTTCCTGAAATAGCACCTGTTGAAGTTACAGAAGTTGATGACACACCTCCATTAACACTTAAAGAGTCATTAATTCTAACTGTAGTAGAATCTGTTGATCTAATATTATTTCCACTAATTTCTATTGTGCCTAGTGTATGTAATGTTCCCGTAACTGTTAAATTTCCAGGCAACGTTACGTTAGTAGGAAAACTTAAAGTTAAAATACGTGTAGCGCTTACAACAGCATTAATTTGATTTGTTGTGCCAAGCACTGTTAATGTTTGACCAGAACTAATAGTTTGAGTGGTATTAGCCGAATCTTTAATATTATAACCTCCAGCAGCAAAAGCAACAGCCGCCAATTCAACTACAGCCCCAACCACAGAAGTTGCGGATATACCTGCTGGTGATAGTAAAGCAGGATCACCAAAATCGTTTGTAGTTAAGTTGTTTAACTTAACTCGCATCTGTTCTAGTGTATCCGTAGTATTAATTACTGTGTATGCCATTGTTTATTTTTTTATAACCTCTTTTAATAAATTTTTAATTTCCTGTAATTCGGTCTTTAAAGTATTTATTTGTTTAACCGCATTTCTTATTTCATCGCTTTGTTTTTCACGAGATTTAATTCTATTCATATATAATTCATATTCTTTTTTATTGGTATTGATGATAGCATTAGATTTAGTATCTCTAACTAATGAATCATAACCTTGAACTTTTAATTTCATATTAAGCTGCCAAAGCAATTCCTCTTAAATCTCTTATAATTGGAGGATAAGAAGAAATTGATCCTTTCATAACTATTTTAATTTGAAATGCTGTAAATTGATTTATTCCTGTTGCAGAGTATTTGTATTCTTTAAATGTAAAATCATCTTCAGATGGTGTTACAGATATATCTTCATTACCATCCGTATTAAATGGTACCCACGATAAATCATTAATATTTCTTACTTCTGTAGAACTTGTAGCTCTATAGTAAACTTTTACCGAAGAACTCGACCTAATATTTTGAGTTAATCTAATATCTAATGCTGTTGAATCATTTTCTAAAACAACAGGTCTAGTTAAATAAACTGCTGCTGATGATGTTCCTGTTGAATTAATATCAGATATATAATTTGGCGTATTACCTGAAGTAGGATTATTTAATCTATTTTGTACAGCAACCATGCTTATACGTTGAATGTCTAAAACAGGAGATAGTTTTGTATTTTCCGTTAACAGAGATAAATTAACAAATAATGATTTGCTCCCTGCCATCTCATTAGTTTCATTTATAGAACTCGCTACTAATTGAGGAGAATTGAAGTAGATATTATTTCCTACATTTACATTAATAAAGTTTGAAATTGAAGATAGATTAAATTCTGTTTCTGAACCATGTACAGATTTGCCTGTAGTTGTTCTCATAGTATAGTATATATTAGTTGAAGGTACAGTCAGAGTTGATAAATTTAAACAAGCAACATCAAATAATCTATTTTGAGTTACTGTAACTGTTGAGCCGCCAATATCTCCTGTAGCAGTTGCTGTGCCAGCCGTTGTAATATCATAACTATCTAAAGTTACGTTTGAAATACTTGTGTATGTTCCGTTAATTTGTGTATGTGTAATGCCATTATATGTACCAGCAGCAACTCCAGCAATCGTAACATTGTTTGATGTTCCGTGCATACCGTGATTTCTATGAAATACTTTTATTACACCTGAACTATTTGTTGTTCTTAAAGAATTTGTAGGTAAAGTTTTTGTTAATAAAGTGTCATTAACCAGCGTAACTGTTCCTGTTACATTTTGAAATTCTGCTCTATTAATTTTAAATTTTATATCTTCCATTTGTTCTGCTGTCCAAGTAGAACCATTTTGAGATTTAAACAAAACTCCAGCATAAGGATTTTCAGATATTGTTCTATCAGATCCTATTTGAGTATCACCAAGTCTTGCAACAAAAGCATTATATTTGTTACAGTTACTTAATAAACAAAAGGAATATTCTGTTTTTTCTTGTAAATAAACTGGCGAAGGAAAAGTAAATTTAGTTGCAACAGTAGCATCATCGCTTATATTAACTTGACTAGGATTTAAAACAACTTCACCAAAAGGAACAATTGTACGAGAAGGATAACCATTTACAACTTCTCTAATCTGTAATGTAACAGGAATGTTTTGATCTTTTGATTGAAAATAAGTTTCAATAGATGTTACAAATACACCACCAGTATCATCTATTAAAAATGTTTGTGCTATTGGGTCGATCCATTGTATTACTTCTTGTGTTGTTCTTGTAGATGTTCTATTGATATTTCTAGTATCATTAACAGTTTGTCTAACTGTTTGAGGTTCTCTTGTTGACACTACTGTATTTTGTACTGTTTCTAAAGAACCTTTAGCAATATAATCGCCTTCCGCTGATGTTTCAACGTCAGTGGATGAATTTGTAGCTGAACTTGTTAATCTGAATATTCTTTGGCCTGTTCTCCATCTAGGATTAGAACTATTTGTAGAATCTGGTATAGCAAAAGTTCCCGATACAGAACCATTTGCATCTGTTATTAAATTTCCACCTAAAGAACCGCCTGTTGGTGTAACATATGAAGTTATCGCAACATTATCAAAGTAAGAATAAACTCTTGTATTTGGTTTTAATCTTGTAGCTGTAAAGTTTATTGTTCTACTTCTAATAAATGGAATAAAAGCAACATTTATAACTTTATCTCCTAAAGACGTTCTCACTACTTGAGGAACTATAGAAGTTCTAATACCTGTTCTTGTTTGAGAAACTTGTTGAGTGGATGTTGTTGTTACGTCTTGTGCTAATACGGTCCAACCTCCAGCTCCTCTTCCATTACCAGCAACTTGATTTGCCCCTCTATAAATTCCACTTGTTGTTGATGTTTCACTTGGCGTTCCTTGCCAAAAATCTTGCCATTCGTTCCATATTGTATCTATTTCTACACTTTCTAAATTAGGATTACCTAAATTAGAAACCATAGTATCAAAAGCGCCTTGTTCATTAATTATTAAATCTGGCGATCTATTAGTTTCTTTCCATTCATCACCAGGAGGGTCAAGCGTAATAGAACCTGCCCACGTAAATACGTTAAAAGGATTAACATTGATATATTTGCTAGCATAAGGTTGATTAATTAAAGTTGTTTCAGTATAAGGTAAAGTAATTAAATCTCCTGTTTTTTGGTAATTAGATGATGATCTATTTGTATTTGTAACTGTAGTATTTCCTTCACTAGTAGCTTCGGTTAATTGTACAGATTCAGAATTAAACATTGGTCTAACATATCCGCCGGCCATGTCCATAGAAACTTTATAATCTAAATTTCCTACATCACCTATACCATGACCTGTAAAATTATCTACAACAAATCCGTTTTTAAATCTATCAAATCCTTCAGCATCTTGTATTTGTAATGATTGAGCATTTGTTTCTAATAAAGATAACTGTGTATAATATTCAACATTTGAAATTCTTTTTTCTAAAGCACCAATGTCTCTCATTGTATATCTTTTGTTATCAATTTTTTCAATTTTTAAATCTGAAGTGTTTAGTGTATAAGGATTTAAATATATTGTATAAAGGTGCATAGCATTTTCAAGACCTTTAGGTATTTGTGGATTTAAAGCACTAGATCCTGAAACAACTTTAAAATTACCATCTTTATCTAAAAATATTTTATCTATTCTAGGTAAATAATATTCTAAATCTGTACTTAGATCAGAACCAAACTGTACCATATCTATAGTAGAAGCTCCTGTTCCACTATATTGTCTATCTTGTCCTGAACTTATTATTGTTGAAGCATCATCAACTCTAGGTCTTAAATCCAAACAGTCTCTTAATTTATATGTTTTGCCTGTAGTATCAGAAGTATATTCAGGTATATTTGAGTAAGTAATAACGCCAGAATAAGAATCTACATCAAAATAATCTCCTGAACCATGAGAAAAATAATCAAAGTTTATTAGTAATCGACCTGTAGGTATTATAGATCCTGTTTTTAATTTAATTCTACCTATATCGTAAAAATTATCTCTTTGACCGTTATCTAATATAAATCTATTAGTTACATTTGTATCTGAGGTTGTAGCTGGTGTAGAAAAATTTGCTGACATGTAAATATTATTAATTACATATATGTCTGCTTTGCCTAAATTAATAATACCAGATTCTATTTCTGTTTGACTTGTTACATGTTTTGTAGAACTTGTATTTAAAGTTTTTGTTTTAGAACCAGCAACTGAACGACTAATAGTAGCTAATATTTTAATTTTAGCGTTAGAATAATTTGTTCCAAAATTTAAAGTTAAAGTTTTTCCTGTAGGCGAACCTCCTAAAGTAAATATAGCACTACCATTATGATTATTGCCCGAAAGACTTAATACATCTCCTACAGCTCCAGCTGTTGCTGAACCAATACTCATTATAGAAACTGAAAAATCTTTTTCGGTTAGACTAGAAAATATTTCGTTTGTGCCGGCAGTAATAGTAGCGCTACCTGAAGATAATGTTGCTGTAAAATGTCGTCTTATTTTAAAATTTGTGTCTGTAATTCCACCATTAGCAGTTGTTTTTAATGTTTTAATAACATTATAAGGTAATTCAAATATTGAAATATTTTTATTAGAACCTTGTAATTTTCCTCTTTTTCTTACTGCTATAGTTTTTGTAGATACATCAGAAGCTCCTACGGCTGTTGACAATTCTAAACTTGTATTAGATGAAATAGATTCAACTATTCTAGTTATTGAACTTCCTGCGTCTGTAGTAAATGTAATATTATCTCCAATTCTTAATTCGGAGGTAAATAGTGTACCGAATCCTGTTACTGCTGTTCCGTTATTAGCTACTGATAGTGAACCAAATATTGTATAATTATCTCCGTAAGTAGAATTTGTGGAAACATCAGCAGTGTATGTTGGAGAACCTGACATACCAATTTGTTTTACTGAAGTAAAATCAAAAGTTTGTACACCATTAAATCCATATCTATTATCTTGAATAACAGCTGTCAATGATGAAGAAGCTCCTGTTATTGTTTCACCAGCAACAAAAGTTCCAGTTACATTATTAAGTACCACAACTCCATGTGCAGCTGTTGGAGCTGAACTATAAGCAGTTACGTTTATTGAAGATGTTCCTGTTGAATCGTATAATTGAAAAGTGTTTGTAGTAGGATTTTTTACTGTAAATACAGTTCCACTAGAATAAGCAGCACTACTGATTGAGAACGAACCGCCAGTTAATGTAATTTGTTGTCCTTCTCTAAATGAATGTGAATTTAATGTTACAACACCTGGATTTGCAACCGAAATACTAGTAACAGCTGAAGTTTTTATAGAATCTAAAGATTGAACATAACCATAAGCGCCTGAAGTGCCACCTGTTACTTTTTCTCCATCCGTAAAATCTATTGCTGTTTTAATGTTTAAGTGTGTAAACATTTCTATATCAAATAGATAATGTTTGTAAACAGCACTTGTTAAAGAAGAACTAGCAAATATATTTGAACTTGCCGTTCCACTATTTAATTCAAATCCTCTTGATTTAGCTCTACCTATTTGCGGTACAGTTACTCCAACGGTTGATTGTTCTGTTCCTCTTGAAGAAGTTGCTATATCATACAAATTTACATTTTTAAAAGCTTCAATATCACTAGATATAAATCCTATATCAGGAGTACCGTAAACATTTGTAACATTAACATAATTTTCTACATCAAATCTTGTATTAAAATTATTTTCAGAACTAAAATCTCTAGCTTTATCTACTTCTACATAAGAAGTTCCTAAAGTTTCTATTTCGTAGCCTTTAACATATGCTTTACCTGGACTTACACCAGCAGCTAATAATGTTTCATCGCCAAAAGGTGCTGTGTATATACCTCTATTATTTCCATCCAGTAAATGTTCTCTCATGTCAATATCAAAACCTCTAATACTATAATCTCCAGATTCATCATACGTTCTTCTTGCCATATTATCTTCTAGTACAGCATAATTTGTTCTAGTAACCTGATTTAATCTAATACCATTTGATAATCTTAATAATTCAACAAAACTAGCGTCATCTGTTGATGTTAATGTTCTTTTAGCTAATGTTAAATCTATTTTAAACCTATCAGCTCCTGGGGCATTTTCGTTTGATGAACCTTGAGCGTTATCAACTAAAGAAACATCATCATTTGATGTTACAAAACTTTCAGTTATAGTTAATCCAATTCTATAACTAGGTGTATTTGTATATTTGTCTAATATTAAAGTTTGTTCTGTTACTGATACGTGAAATCCATTAATATAATAAACGCCAGCAGCAATGTTGGCAGCAGAACCAGTTGCTGTAGAATTTACAACAGCCGTAGCTAAAATTGAAGCACTACCTATTAGAGTAGCATTTATAGTTTCACCAGAAGAAAATGCTATTGATGTATTATCCGTTCCCGTTTTATTGTATTTTACATATAAAGTATCAGGATCTGTTCCATTATTTGCGACAGCATTAACACAAATACCTATAACACCAGAAGTAACACCTGTTAATTGTTTACCAATATAATCTGATATTGAAGAATATGTTTTAGATGTAAGTTTAACAGCATAATAGTTTAAATCAAATCCAATTTCACCTGGAATGACCATTGCTCCTTTTTCAAAAAGGTGATCAGATACTCTTTCAATTTGGTTTTGAAGAATTGTTTGAGATTGAGTTAGTTCTCTAGCTTGTACAGCGAATGCTGGTCTGTATAGTATTCTATGAAACTTTTTTGACTCATTATAATCATCAAAATAAGGCTTCTGCGTTGTCTTTATTGGACTTGGCATATTTCTCCCTAAAACTCAATTACTAATTTGATATTTTCAGTTTGGTCGGCTGCTCTTGTTATTGGTGCTCTGTTTTCAATATATAAAACATCACCTCTATGTCTGTCCAATTCTGATCCTTTATAACCATTTGTAAATGTAATTTGATCAGCAGTTTCACTTGCTACCGAACTCGGTGTACCTGTAGCACTTGAAGTTGCTCCTGTGATAACATTTACTCCACTAAATGCTGTTAAATTTCCATTACTATCAACACCTTCATCATTAAATTTAGTTTGTATGTAATGTAATATTCTATTAGTAGCGTCCCACTCAACAACTTTACCTACAGCACCTGTTGTTGCTTGAGTAATTTTTTCATCAACTTGAAAAGTTCCTGGAGTTGGTGAAGAAGCAAATCTAACTGCTTTTGTTGCTCTTAATGTTGTAGAACTAGCAACGGTTCCGCCAGAATATGGATCTCTTAATAATACTATTCTTCTAAAATCGTTTTGAGCAGTAAAGTCTCCTGTATTTGATGATTCTGTTCCTTCTAAATTTACGTTTAACATTACAAAGAATCCACCTAATTCTTTTACAGCATCATAACCATGGCCACCTTTTGGTTCAATAATACAATCTATTTCAGAACCAGATAAACCTGTAGCACCAGCAGAAACTATATCTGCGTTACGAATGTAAGCAATTGTATAACCTGTTCCAACGTTTGTAATTGTAACTGATGCAACTGCTCCACTTGAAACCACAACTGTAACTGTTCCTGAAGAACCATCTCCTCGAATTGGAATACTTGTGTATGTTCCATTTGTTCCGCCTGAACCAGCAGATTTTATTTTAATTATATTAATAGCTCCATCAATAGCGGCTGATGATACTGTAGAGTTTGTTGATACAGCCATAAAATCTGTTGATAAAAAATTTGATTGTTGAGAAGCTGATAAGGTATACATATATTTCCATTTATATCCATCAGCAGTTGTTATAATATTAACAGAAGTGCCTGTTGGTTCTGTTGTTGAAGATGCGTTATTATTATTATCTAAACATTTATAAACGTTTCTAGCAGCAGTTAAAACATAAAACGTAGCATCAAATAAAGTTGTTGAACCACTATTTGAAGTTTGAGTTGATGTTGTTCCTGTAATTCTGTTACCATAATCGTGTCTGTAAATATCGTAAGTTGTTCCTGTTGTCCAGTTTCTTCTAGGTATTACATAAGAAACGTCAGATGATGTTATTTTTTTTACAGCAAGCAAATCGTCAAACGTATTAAACTCTTGTAATACACTATCCGAAGGAGTGATAGAAGCACTATCTGTTCCTAAATTTTCTGTTCTTAAATCACCTCTTGTTTGAGTAGCCCAAGCTTGTGGTCTACCTATTCCTAGGTAATAAATGTTTGGAGAAGATTCCGAAAAAGACTCGGAAAATTGTTCACTGTTGTGTATTCTAAACTTATTTGTTATAATTGCTGGCATAGTTAATTTCTTTAGTTATATTTATACAAGTTTTTTAAACTCATTATTATTTATACTCATTTAAGGTATAATTGTCGTAGTGATTTCAGCTGGCATAGTTAATTTAGTTTTGATGCCTCTACCTAAATCACTAGAACATAATAAAAGAGTATTGTCGTTACCATCTAATGACGTTTTAGTTCCAAAAGTAACATTATTACTCAATTCTGCAATAGAATAATTTGTTCCTGTTTGTGTAAAGGTTCTAAATATTTCTCTATTAATAGTTCCATATCTAGGGCCAGCATAAACAAAACCATTATTAACTGTAATACCATTAATAATTCCTCTAACTCTTGATGTTATCGAAAGATTAATAGCAGGAGAATATAAAGTTACATCTCTAGTTCCTGAAGAAAAAGGACTTATAGTATCAGTATTTAAATCTGAAATAACTCCGATATTAGCATCAGATCTTTGTGTTGTGCCATCAGTTAATGTTCCTAATCTTCTACCAAATATTGTACTAAAAAGTGTATTAATAATACTGAATAAAGGTTCATCTATTTCTCCAGAAACGGCTCCAGTAATTGGGAATTTTATTTTAGCATTTAATCTTGTAGAAATGTTAACTTGACCAGTAAGATAAAAACCTGAAGTGTGCATGGTCTTTTTAAAAGAGTCTCTCCATTCTGTAATTGAACGGCCTACTTTTATAACATAAGAAAAATCTTGATAGTATAAAGAGTCTTGTATTTTAATAGTATTTTCTGAAACAAAACCATCTTCATTTATATAAACTCCTTCGGTATCGACTACTGAACCAACAATCAAAGAAGCTGTTGCTGAATTTAATCTAGCAATTGTTCCTGTAGAACCTGAAGAATTTCCTAATATTGTAGAATTTTGTGTTATAGTTCCTGAACTATTTTTTAACACTAACAGTCCAGTATCTTCGTTATAATTAACAACTGTTGCTGTAACAGAGGTACTTGTTGTTACTGTTTCCCCTTCTATAAAAATTCCTGAGGAGCTTGTTAATATTAAATTTTTATATAAATTTAAAGTAGGAGGTGTAGGAGAATTTTCATAACCTTTACCGTATTCTAATATTTTTAAATCTAACACGCCACCTATATTAGTAGTATAACTTTTTAAAATAGCATTATTACCTGTTGAGGCAATTGTTATTATGGGTAATTTTGTATAACCACTTCCTGAATTATACAAATAAATATCCGTGATATCTCCCACACCCGTACCAAATTCTTGTACAAATTTATCTCCCGAATAAGAATCTTCTTGTGTTGTTGCTTCTTCTAAAACAATTCTATCATCAGAATTATCTTCTAAAATAATTCCACCATTGACTATTGAAATAAATCCAGCCGCACCTGCGCCGTTCGTATTTGAATTATTAAAAACTAATTCATCACCGATTGAATAACCTGAACCGGCATTATCTATTATAACTTCTGAAATACCACCAGAAGTTACAGATTTTGTTTGTACAATAGATCCTTGTCCTCCGCCAACAATAGATATGCTTTCTTCTTCAGAGTGTAAAACTCCAGGATTTGTTATTGTATGTGAAATTGGAATTCCTGTAATAACAGCTTTAATTAAAATATCATCTGTATCTGTTGATGTTCCGGTTATTTGTTCTCCAACCAAAAATGTTCCTAACATACTATCTTTGTTTAAAACAAATTCTGAAACAGTGTTTGATCCTATTAAAAATTTACTTACATTTTCAACTATAGCTGTTGCGTTTGATGTTTTGCCTGTTATTGTTCTTCCTATTAAATTTAAAGTTTCGCCTTCCAATTCTAATGATCTTAATATTTTATTTTTGGTAAATTTTCCGTCTGATACTCTTAATAATTGTTCTCTTGGATAAATGGTTTCTGCCGCTTCGTTAAATAATAATCTAAAAAATAATTCATTTCCTTTTTTAGTACCTTTTGATTGGTATAATGATTTTATATTTTTAATTAAATTTCTTTTATTAACATTTACATTTAAATTTTCAGGAAACGTTGATAAAAATTCATTTCTAAAATTATTTAAAAAATTAGATATCACTTTATCAGGATCTCTAAAATTTAATAATTCTTGTATATTGTTTACAGGATTAGGTCTATAATTATCAATTATAGCACTAGCATTCGAAGAAGAACCTAGTATAGTTTCTCCTTTTATAAATTTATCTTGAGCTACAATAAACAATCTATTTTTATTTAAATCTTCAGTAAGTATAGTAGAAGTTGCTTTTGATGTTTGTCCTGTTATGGTTTCTCCTTTAATAAATTTACCATAAGAAGAACTTTCTAATATTATTTTATCACCTGCATCTAAAATAGTTTTTTCAGATTCAACACGAGAACCATCTAATAATAAATTATTTTCTTGATTTGTTTCTGTTTCTAATGTTATGCCATCTGTAGTTTCAACACTAGTGACCACCAATTCGGCAGCTTCCATAAATATATAATACGTTTTTAAAAATTCTACAAATTTAGGATGATCTTCAAGTACAAAATCTGGTACCTGTGAAGTGATTAAATTAGATACTTTATTTTTGAAATTAGCCATAATTAATAGCTAGTTGTTGTTGTGTAACCCACTCCTGCGTCTGCTGAACCACCAACAAAAGTATCTGGTTGAACAGTGATGTAAGAATTTTCTATATCTATTTCTACGATTTGATCTCGTACAGGAACAATATCATTCGAATTTGGTTTTACAGTCAATTCTATTGCTGTTGATGTTTGATTTCTAATATTTTCAACACTAGTTATGTTTAAAGATGATATTTCAATTCGACCTGTAGAGTAATGTATAATTCCTTGAGAATTATCCACGTAGGTTTTGACACCACTAACCAATCTATATCTTCTTATATTGCCATTACCATCATCATTTAAATAATAAACATTAGTTGTATCACCACTAATTTTAAATCCTGATGATTCTAAGATTCCTCCTTGAGAAGAATTGTATCCTGCTACCGGATTGTACAATGAATTTCTAAAATAAATGTCATATTTTGTAGATGAATTTAATGTTGGTGTAAAATTTTTTCTAATTTTAATAGTAGTTATATTTGACACTATACTAGTGTCTGTATTATCAATCAATCCTACAACTTTAGAATATCTGAATATACCATCAAATTTTTGTAAAGTATTAGTATTATAATTTATTAACTGATTAATAACATCAGATTTTAAAGTATCTGAAGTTTTTGTTGTCAATCTTGAATCGTATTTAACATTACTTGTAATTAAAACAGAAGTTACTTGAGGATCAACAATAATCGGTCTTACAGAAGCAACATTGTAAGGTTTTAATGCTGTAACAATGCTTGACTTAGTTGAATTTGTAAGTGTAGATCCGCTTTTTGCTTTTATAGCAATTTTAACAACACCATATATTGCTGTCTCATCATTTTCGCCGCCCCAAGCACTTACGGATAAAGCATTTGGATAAATCGACTTAACAATCGTTTCATAGTCTGTTGTTGTTACAGCTCTATTTTGAGCAGAATAATTTAAAGGAGCATTAAAACGAATCGACTCTTTAGATTCAGCTTCTGTTCCTCCTTGTGATGCTGAATTTGTTTTTATAGACACGTCTGAAAATCCACCGATTGTTGTAGATAGTGTAAATGAAGAAGCTCCATTAGACTGATCTTTATTTGTAACAATATATTCCAATATTATAATATTACCATCTGATAAAGAAGTTCCTACAACACCATCACCAAAATAAACTTCAAATTTTCCATCTTCGCTTTCTTGTAAAAAATAAACGTTAGAAGTATTAGATACACCATTGTATCCACCAGCTAAAGAGTAAATATTTGTAATTGTATCAGTAGAACTGTTTTGTATGGAAACTTTTAATGTGGTTGTGTCAGCGTTTAAACTATTAATTACAAATTTTTGATCAGGATCATTTTTATCAACAACATATCTATAAGTAACTAAAGTTCCTTCATAAACATTTACACTTGAAAAATTATAAACACCATTTACAGGAGAAATAGTATAATCTTGATTTGTCAAATATTGATAAGTTGTTCCTAAAATAGAAGTTACAAATGCAGTTCCTTTAGTTAATGTTAAAGTTGAACCTGTTGCGTCATTTACAGTTATATTTAAATTTGCTATAGGTGCTCTAACAGAAGATGGAGTATAATTTAACATCTTTGCTAAAGATACTATATTTTTTCTAATGTCAGCACTATCCAAATACATTTCATTAGCTAACATGTTAGCATTGAAACCTAGATAATGTGTATTGTATGCTAGTATATCTAAAAGAACGGCAAATCCTGAACCTTCAAAGTTATAATCAGAAAATTCTGTTTGACTTTGTAAAAATGTTTTTAAATTTGATTTTATATTATCAAAATCAAAATCTGATACTTCTAATTTGTTACTTGCCATATTATCTTAGTCTTTCTAAAAACGTTTCTACATTTACTAGTTCATTAGAACCTATAATATAAAAGTAAATGCTCAGATCGTAAGCATTACTATCATAATTTGGTCTAGCTGCTATTTGTACCAATTTAATTCTTGGTTCATAATTAACTAAAACTTCTTGTACTTTTCTTTGAAGATTTAATGCTGTAAGTGGTGTCATCAATTCAAACAACATTGCTCTAACACTAGAACCTATTTCTGGATGAAAAGGCCTTTCAAAGTGTGATGTATTAATTAAATTTCTAACACTTCTTTTAACAGCTTCAACATCTGTTAATTTATTTACATCACTGGTTACAGTATTACGACCAAAATCTAAATCTAAATCTTTATATTTTACATTAGCTCGCTTGCTAGTGTTCGTAGAACTGGCATCGTAATTTGGCATAGTGTTAATATTTATATTAGTTTACTGAAACATTTGAAGAACCTGTGATATTATGATTACAATTTGCTTTATCACCAGCTCTTACTATACCAATACCATTTACAAATACATTTTGCGAACCTTGAACCATAGGAGGCGTTGGTTGATGTGGAGGTAAGCCGTGGCTTGCTACTTTATCTCCAATTCTAACTACACCGTCGCCATTTACCAAAACATTTTCACTACCTTCAATAGCAACACCGCCCGCTATATCTTTATTCTTGCGAGCAACGCCTGGCATTATCTACCTTGACCTCTATATTTCTTAAAACTTCTTCTTTTGTGTTTATTCATCATACATTTGCTGTGAAATCCACGTCCAATGCTTGTTCTTTTTGGTTTACTTACTTTTTTTGATGCGTTTGTGTTTCCTGCTACTTTTCTTGCCATAATTTTTTGCCTTTTTTAGTTTTTTCGAATCAATATCATCAATCATAAATGATAAATCATCAATTTTGTCAAAATCAATCATATATTTACTATTTATAATGATTTTTTGTGTTGTATTTTTACAACATTCATTTAAGTTACTGATTTTGTTGCTTTATTTCTTTAAAAAAAGTGCTTTTTTTGCTTGTTTTAATCAAAAATACAGTGTATATTATATGTATATTAACAACAAAAAAATAAAATAAATGTTTACTAAAGAAGATGTTAAATCATTGTTACTTGTTGCTGCTATTGTACTAGGAAGTTACGCTTTATTTTACATTGGAGCAAAATATATGGTTGCTTATGGTACTGCTAACTGTATTATAGGTTGTATTTAATGAAATACGCTGATAAAATTATGAATACACAAAAGTTTAAAGATGTATTATTGTCGGCCGAAGGCCTTATCAAGCAATATCGTTCATCAGATTATGAACGTTCCGTTGCTAAAGGAATACCTATACAATTTTTAGGTATATTTTATTCTTATTCTAAAATGGTTCAACCTTTAAGAATACGTTATAGAGGTTCTAGTAAATATTTTCCTAATGGTTATAGATATTACCGTAGGCCTAGAGACTACGTTCATAGAACTTATGCCGATACGTTTGCTATTTACGAAAGATAATTATGAAAACAGATCAAATTTTAAAATGGGTTGCTACCGGTATATTAATTGTTGGTAGTTTAGTCAATTCACTTGGTTATTATCCTGCCGGTCCAATCATATTAGGACTAGGTGCTATTGTATGGTTAATAGTAAGTATTATGTGGAAAGAAATGTCTTTAATTGTTACCAATTTAATATTTGCCGTTGTTACTACAATAGGTCTTATTATATATTATATAAATGGATAAACCAGAAATCATTGATATTAATTACGTTGGTGCTTGGGGGAAATGTTACCTAGTTAAGTACAAAGGATTTTCTAATGTTATGCTAAAAGAAGAAATTGATGATTGGTGTAAAGAGGTTGACAATTTAAATTTTACATAAACTCTTTAACATTAAACCAAAAGTTTGTTTTACCGGCACCTTTACTTTTAGTCATACCACCAGAACCAATACCGGTATCTGTAAAACTTATTGTAGATTTAGCAATTACTTCTTTATCTAACTGAATACTAACATCAATAGCATTACCACTATCACTAGGTTTCATATTAACATTTAATTTATTTGTTTTAACCGATTCTAAAAATTCTTTCATTTCTTTACTTTGTCTTGATGATAAAACTTTTTGTTTGCCAGCAGTACCTATAGCGGCATAAAAATCATCACCTCCATCCATACCTATTAGATGTAATAAATTTTGATTCATTTTCTTTTTATTATCTTTATACAATTTATCAAATTCTCCTATAATTAGTTTAGATACTTCTTTATGTGAAGCTTTCGATGCTGCTCTGCCCGCTTCTTTTATTTTACCAAATAAAGCAGAACCATATTCTTTTAAAAATTTCTCACCTGAACCTACAGCATCTTCAGCAAATTTTTTATCTTTAATTTTTTTAATTTTCATAAACTCAGCAACCATACCTGTAAATATAATGTGTTCAAATTTTTGTAATGTTTTATTTTCATATTCATCATCACCTGAAAGAACTTTTAATAAACTTGTAAATGTAGAGTTTGCTAAATTAATATTTGGTGTTTTATAAGTTTTTAATGAGGCAGCAATTCTATCTACAATTTGTTTTTTAGATGGACGTTTTACAGTAACAACAACGTCTGCTTTCTCTACACCTTTGGCACTATCACCAGTTAATTCTATATCAAATTCTAAAGTATGATAATCATTACCTTCTTTACCATTCAAAATTAAATCTTTGAATATTTGATTGGCTATAACTTTACCGCCTGTTTCTTGTCTTTTTAATTCATCAGCCGAAACTTTTAATCTTATTAATTCGTTTCTTCTAAGATTCATACTTTGTTTAAGTAATTCAATTTTACTTCTACTTGTAAGTTTGCCTTTGTTTCTATCTATTATAATGGCAAGTTCATAAGCAGTTACAAACTCAGAAAAATAACCAAGACGACTTTTTACATCTATCTTTTCAGTTACTTTAATCTTATCTTTTTGTTCTGTATCTTTAGGAGCTTTAGGTTTCATATGAGTTTTTATACATTAAAATATACTTAATGTCAACACTATTTATTGATGTAAATAAGTTGACAATTTGAACAATTTATGATAGAATAAATAAACATATGAAGGAAAAATATTTTTATTTAAGTTTATTATTAGGTCCCGTTGTTGTTTTTTTATTATACAAATTAGGCCTAGAACTATGGTGTCTGGCTTATGCGTTTATTCATTAAACTATTATTATTCATATTTGTAACCAATACTTCGTATTCACAATATTCTTACGAAAATATACCACAAATTACAATACAAGCATTTAGAACGGCAGAGGAACATCTACCATTAACGTATTCTTATGACGTTATAGAACCAAATGATATAAAAAATATAACTAGCACAAACATTGTACAGTATGGGCCAAAAGGCCAGTTCAGTAGTACTTTTACACGTGGTACAAATTCAAATCATACATTGTTTACTTTAAACGGAATACCTATTAAAGATGCCAGTACACCTACAGGCAATGATGATTTAAGTCAACATAATTTTTTAGGAGTTCAATCACTAGAAGTTATCAAAGGCCCTATGGGAAGTGTTTATGGACCTGACGCAATCGGCGGCGTTGTTAACATGAAAACTCAGGCTAATGATAAAAATTGGATTGATCTATCTTATGGTTCTAAAAATACTAAAACAAAAACAATTAAGTTAGGTAAAAAAATTGATAATCATATAATAGATTTACAAATTGAAAATGAAACTAGTGATGGTATAAGTGTTTATCCAAAAGGTAATGAACCAGATTCTTTTAGAACACGTAATTACATTTTACAAACAGATTCTCGTATAGTAGATGATTGGTTTTTAAAAACAAATTTCATAGATAAAACCAATAAGACAAATTTAGATGACAGTGGTGCTGATAATACGAACTATTCTGGTTTATGGAATTTTAAAAATCAACAACTATCTTTACAAAAGAATAACGATTTTGAATTTACTTTAAATAATACAGACCACAATAGAGAATATAATAAATCAGGTGTTAAAGATACTTACGATAGTAATGCTAAAACTCTATTAACCAAAAATACTTTTCATACAATTGCTGATATAAGTTTAGGTACAGAACACACATTTACAAATGCCAAATTTAATACTAACATAGATAGTTATGTTTCTTCTGTAGATAAAAAAAGAGAAAATCACGGTTACTATTTTAATGTTAGTAAGTTTTTATCTGACGAATTATTTGTAACAGGTGGGGCTCGCTATGATATGCCAAGTAACTTTGATAATCAATTAACTGAAAGAGTCGGTCTTTTTTATAATGGTTTTAGAACAAGTGTATCAACAGGATATAAAATGCCCACACTATACGAAATGTATGGTAAAGATAACTATGGTTTCTTAGGTAACTCTAATTTAATA